TCTTTAACACAGTAGTACACTCGAAGGCCCAGCGGGTTCTTGTATATGGGCCGCCCAAAGTAGGTAAGTCCGAGCTTGCTGGGGAACTAGCAATGCACGGGTATAAACTTATCTGGTTCGATATGGAAGCCGGTAGCATGGTGCTATCTAAACTTCCTGATGAAGCACAAGGGCGAATTGACTTGATTACATTACGGGATACTACAACTTATCCTATTGCAATCGAGACTATCCTCAAGCTAATCAAGGGAGGCAAGCATGAAGTCTGTGTGGAACATGGTAAGGTATCCTGTCCTATTTGCAAGCGTACTCGCAGTGCCCCTGATTGGGATGGCATTAGTGGCGCTGTTGATACTCTTGCCCTTTATGAGCTTGGACTGGATACCATCGTGGTGTTTGACTCTATTACTCAACTTGTCAACTCTGCTATTGCCCACATGACTAAGGGCCAGCCAGATGATTACAAGCTAGAGCGAGACGAGTGGGCTAACTTAGGTAAGCTCATGAACATCTTCCTTAGCCACATTCAGCAGGCTCCCTTTAATTCTATCTGTATCTCACATGAGATTGAGACTGAACTGGAAGATGGGAAGATGAAGATTGTTCCAGTATCCGGTACTAAGAACTTTAGCCGGAACTCTGCAAAAACATTTGACCATGTAGTGTATTGCGAAGTGAAGTCCAAGAAGCACGTAGTCTCTTCTGGTTCCACAGCTATTAATAATGTGGTGACAGGAAGCCGCACGGATGTGGCACTAGAGAACACTAAGGGGGATGTTAAGAACTCTCTTATCAGTATCTTCGGTAAGCCACCCGGGAATATCCCTGCTCCTCTTAGCTCTGCTCCAGCTTCTCCAGCTTCTCCAGCTAAGTCACTAACTCCAGCACAGCCCGGCTCTGCACCTAGCTCTGCACTGCAAGCTATGTTAGCCAAGCGCGCAGCTTCTGCACAGTAAGCTCTCAGTAAGCTCTCAGTAAGATATCCCAAAGGAACTAATCATGGCACGAGTTGTCCCAACCAATCCAATTAATACCCAGTCCCCTTTCAATACGCGCCATCCACAAGGCCACTTACTTATCGGTATTTCTGGCCGAGCCGGTGCAGGTAAGAGTGCTTTATCTAGTTCAATTATGGCGGCCATGGATCCTATTGAGACTCTATATGAATGTACGCCAATGGCTTTTCCACTGAAGCTAGCAGCTAAGGCATTGTTTGGTTTCTCATTGTATCAACTGCATGTCCAAGAAGGGAAGGAAGAGATTGATCCTTTCTGGGGAGTTACCCCACGGGCTGTCTTGCAGTGGCTAGGTACTGAAGTGATGCGGGATAGTTTCGCTAGGCACTTCCCTCAAGTTCAAGAGCATGAAGATCGAAAGGGAAAGGGCTTCTGGATTAGCCGACATGAGCGGGAGCTTAATACCTATGTTAATCCCCATGTCTTCCTTATCCCTGATATCCGGTTTAATGACGAGGCAGATTATGTGCTAAGTAATGGCGGCATCCTTATCAATATCACTCGCCCTCTGGAACCCGGCTTATATACTGGGCCAGCAGGTGGTATCCCGAATCATGTAAGTGAAGCAGGTATTAATCTTGAGGAACTTGCCAGTACTCATGGAGACCCAGGAGTTATCATGAACTTCTACAATGATACCTTCGGCTTCACTGAAATGGAGAAGCTGGCTAAGGTGGTATTAAATTTGGTATTCAAGGACGGAGTTACCAAGTAATAAAAATACTTCTTGACTTCGTTCTGCTTCTCAAGTATCATGTAGTTCTAGCATCAAGGAATTCAGGAATTCCCGGTCTCCATGCCGGGATGTTGTACCCACTATCTAGGCTGTACTAATTAGGTGGTGGCTTTGTTTTACTTCTCTCTCTCATATATATATCTATATATAAACCATCTAGGAAACAATCATGTCCGAAAACAAAATGTCTGTTGAAAACCTTCTCGACGCTAACTTGGATGATCTGAATGACTTGCCAGAATTCCGCCACTATCCAGCCGGTTCTTACGTCGCCCGCCTCACAGTATCTCACTCGACCAATGAAGCGAAGGAACTAATCATCGAAGCAGAAGTTACCCTGCTTGAAGTGGCTGAACTAGCAGTGCCTACCGTTGAAGCTGATGGCTACGAAGCCCCGCCAGAACTGAAGGACAAGAGCACCAAGCAATTCAACTTGCACAATCAGTTCGGCGAAGGTAACTTCAAGGCTTGCTTCCAAGCAGTGAAAGAGCACTTCGGTATCACAAGCGTGCGTGATATTATCAATGCCTGCCAAGGTGTCGATGTTCTGATGGTGTGTGGCAAGCCGCGTGGTATGAAGAAGTCGGCGGATAACTATGATCCAAGTGTCAAGTACACGAACATCATGAGCTTCACCCCGCTGTAAGCTAGTGCAGTCTGCTAGTGCATTAAGCTAGTTCATTAAACTAGCATCTTAGGGCCGATAGGGAATCTTGGTTATGCTGAGGTTCCCTATTTGTCCGTTCTACCTCCAGAGAATTCTGGGGACTTCTGGAGATTATCGTGACAACTACACCAAGTACACCAAGAACCGGATCAAGGATAGCTAATCTAGCTTTCAAAGCACCCTCATTCTCAGGCAATCCAGAGACTACTGGAACCAGAACAAGTGAGGATTCTTTGAAAGGTAGTTCTGTACATGAAGCTCTAGGTAAGTTTCTTATCTTACTTGATCCTTATTGTCGGGACTATGTGAATAAGCTAGTGCCACTAATGCGTGGGCATACCGCATCCGTACTAGATAGGTGCCCGAGTACTCTATTTGAATTCGAGTCCATGTGCAAGCGGAATGGGATTAGCAATGTGATCTCTACTAATGTGGAGTTCCTGAAGAAGCTAGTTCCTAATGCCAAGAACCCGAAGCTAAGTAACTATGCCGGTTCCTTATTTACGCACAAGCCGCGCCCCACTGCACTTGATCCATCCCCCAAGCCAATCTTAATTGTATTCCTAGAGCCACTGAAACAACTGTGGAGTGTGAGCTACGGTAAGTTCCTTGCCGAGAGATATATATCTAAGCTCACTCGTCCTCACGCATGGCCTGATATAGCTAAGATCAAGTGGGATATCCTTACTCCCCAGAATGCTGATGCCATCTTTGCCAAGTTCCAGTCTGCCTATGCTATTGCAGTAGATATTGAAACCGCAAGGGAACCTGAGATTCATATTAAGGAAATGGGCTATACTGCTATCTTCCTAGAGCCGGGTTCTGTTGGCGGTATCAGCACGCACTCTATTGTATTCCAGATGGATGACTTGTGGGCGCTGGCTCAGATGCGCAGATTCAATTGGGAACTGAAAGCCCCAAAGATATTCCAGAACGGGAAGTACGATATAGCTTATCTTAGCCGATACATAGCTGTGCCGTATGCCTATTACTGGGACACTAAGACTATGTTCCATGCGTGGTACTCAGAGCTGCCGAAGGACTTGGCCTCTCTAGCTGCGTTCTTTGTGCGGGACTCAATGTACTGGAAGGACTTATCTGACAGTGCTGATCTGGAGACACGGTTACTTTATAACTGTCTGGACACATGGATGACTGCCCATGCTTGGATTCAGCTAATGATCCAGATGCCACAGTGGGCCAAGAATAATTATCTCAAGAGCTTCCCTCTCCAGTATCCTTGTCACGTAGCAGAAATGACAGGCATTGCAGTACATGAAGAGAGGCTAGCTACCGCTGCCGAGGAAACAGAGAGAGCCATTACTACTGAGCAGCACACTCTTGAGCGCTGTATTGGTGTCCCGATTAATACGAACTCCCATATCCAAGTGAAGCAACTCATGCGGGTTCTTGGGAATAAGGATCTTGCAGATGGGAATGGCAGGAATGTTAAGGGATCATCGGATGAGAAAGCCCTAGCTAAGTGTATGTATCGGCACCCTCTTAACGATAGAATCCTTGGGCACATCTTAGAGATTCGAGGGAAGCGCAAGCTGGCCAGTACGTATCTAGTCAAGGATAAGTTCTTTTATCCTCGGCCGAAAGAGGGACTAGAATTGAGGCGCCCTCGTGTCTTATATAACATCAATCCAGATGGCACAGATACAGGCCGGAACTCTTCAGGCGAGCATCACTTCTGGACAGGATTCAATGTACAGAATCAGCCACGAGGAAAGGAAGTTAAGCAGATATATGTAGCTGATCCTGACTTCCGATTCTTTGAGGTAGATTTGAAACAAGCTGAGTCCAGAGACACAGGAAATATCGTAGGAGAGGATGCACTAATTGAAGCCTGCTCAGGCATTAAGGACTTCCATGCTCTGAATGCTAGTGCGTTCTTTGGGGTTCCTTATGAGAAGATATTCAATGATGAACTGCAAAAGACAATTGATAAGCTGCTCCGAGACTTAGCTAAGCGAGTGAACCATGGAGCTAACTATAACATGGGCGCGAACACTCTGATTGATACGATGGGCCTGAGCTATATTGAGAAGGCACGGAGTCTCCTGAGATTACCTAAGACTTGGAGTTACAAACAAATCGCGGAACACTTGCTGGCTCAGTTCCACAAAACGTATCCGAAGATATCTAAACTATATTACCCGGGAGTCGTTCATGAGATTGCAACTACTAACCGTCTTAGTAGCACTGCTGTTCTATATTGTGATGATATGGACACATATGAGGCCCGTATTAGGGAAGAGGGTGGCTGGACTCGTCACTGTTTTGGTGATCCTTCTAGGAACAAGCTTGATCTTAATGCTTATGTTGCTCATGGGCCGCAGTCTCTTAATGGCATCGTGCTTAATGCTGGATTCAAACGTGTGTTCGAGACTATTTGGCTAAAGGAACATAAGAACTTTAAGCTGA